AGAAAGCAGTTAAAGCACGTATAGCCCAATACGGCAAAGAAAGCATTAGAACTGTGTTTAACCTTGTGCTTCAAAGCTCTTTTTTGCTTGGAGGTAATGACCACAACTGGAAATGTGACTTTGATTGGATATTTAAACAAGCCAATTATACTAAAATACTGGAGGGAACTTATAATGGAAAACGAACTGATAGTGCGACAACAAGAAGAGAATCAGTTAGTCGCCTTAAGCAACTCGCCGGAGCAATATTGCAAGGCGCTGAACCCAAGAAGGATTGAGGATGTTTTTCTTTCCCATGAGCCTCTAATTGGAACTATAATTAATAATCTTGGAGAGGTAAAAGCTCGTGCAGCAGTAGTATATCTACTAGCTGACGCATTAGAATTCTTCAATGCAGCAGAAACGATGTCTGATGTCCAAGTTGCAATGACCGTAGATCTGATTATTGAGGAATATGCATACATGAAACTGGACGATATCAAGTTGTGCTTTAAAAATGCTATGAAGATGAAGTATGGCAAGATATATAATCGCATTGACGGTCAAGTTATTATGAGCTGGTTTAAGGAATACAATAAAGAGCGTTGCTCTACTGCTGATAATCAGTCATATAACGAACATAAAGCTCACAATGCAGAAGAAGCCAAGCCGACGAATGGCTTGTTTTATGAGGAATATCGTGCTGAACTTGAATCAAGAGCTAAAGATGGCGATGAAGAAGCTATAAAAGCTTTGGAACTTTCTAACAGTATATCTGAAATGCTTTGCAAAAGAAAGTTTGTCAAGCAAAAGGAGGACCTTGATAAGTTTTACACGTCAGGTAGTAAAAGAAATGTTTAACGTCATCTAACTAAAAGGATCGTCCCGAAGATGATACTGCTCGGTCAATTTCAGGGGACATGTTTTTTAGAAAGTAATAATTCAATATAAATATGAAGAAGATCATGTTTAATGACAAATACCACTTAACGCAAGCGGTATTGAATGGTACAAAGACCATGACGAGAAGGATTATATCATATCCATCAAAGTTTAGAGGTGAAAATGTAGCTGGATATTTTGTTTGCAGAAGACCTTCTGGGGAGATTGTCGAAGTGTGTCTGCATGACGAAGATGAACGCATGATTGATGGCGGTCAAATATTCCCTAAATTTGAAGTCGGGGAAATAGTTGCTATAGCACAGAACTATAGGGATTCAGGCTATGCCCCAGACTCATTAGATAGACATCCGAAAGATTTGAGTATTCGAGGTCTCATGAAGGATTCCGCAGGATGGAATAACAAAATGTTCGTTAAGTCGTATGCTTGCAAACATCACATAAAGATAACTAATGTAAAAGTAGAGCGTTTGCAAGATATATCCGATGAAGATTGCCTGAAAGAAGGAATTTACAAAGGGCAATGTGGAAGTGCATATACACATTTTATGGATGCTTATTATTATAAAGGAGACATTCAACCTTATTGCACCCCTCGTTCGGCATTTGCCGCCCTCATAGATAAAGTCTCAGGAAAAGGGACATGGGAAAGCAATCCTTATGTATGGGTGTATGAATTTGAACTGTTTAACTAATAACAAATAAGAAAGGAATGAAAGTACTTAGTTTATTTGATGGTATGAGTTGTGGGCAAATTGCGCTAAAGCAGCTCGGAATTATCCCTGAAGTGTACTACGCTTCTGAGATAGACAAGCACGCTATCAAGCAGACACAACTCAACTTTCCAGATACAATACAGCTTGGCGATGTAACCAAATGGAAAGAATGGGATATCGACTGGAAATCAATAGACTTGGTTTTAGCCGGTTCTCCATGTCAGGGATTTAGCTTTGCCGGAAAGCAATTAGCTTTCGACGATCCTCGCAGTAAATTGTTCTTTGTGTTCATTGACATCCTGAATCACATCCGTTCACTTAGTCCGGATGTATTATTTCTCCTTGAGAACGTGAATATGAAGAAAGCCCACATGAGGATAATATCTGAATATTGTGGAGTATTCCCGGTGAATATTAACTCTAATCTGGTAAGTGCCCAGAATCGAGATCGCTGGTACTGGACTAATATACGAACGAAACAAGTAGGATTATTCGGAGAAGTTTATACCGATATACCGCAGCCGGAAGATAAAGGCATATTTCTTCGTGATATTTTGGAAGATGAAGTAGACGAAAAGTATTATGTTTCTCAGGCGGTTCTTGATCGGATGAATAACCCGCATAAGAACTTTTCACCGAAAGTTGACCCGGAGAAAACCGGATGCTTGAGTACAGGCAATAATTCAGCAAAAATGTCTTTCGATTCAGGAACTACCTTTATTTCAGTTGATGGTAAAGCGCCAACACAGCGTAATGCAACAGGACGGTCATTAGATAGAAAGCACAACTACCAATTTATAAAACTGAATATTGAAGGCAAGGTAAGTTCGAATCAGAACAAATCTTCTTGCTTTACGGCAGGTGCTCATTCCGGTGGTTACCATTCGGATATGGATTTGATTTGTGTTGCTATGCGTGGGCGTAATCCTGATAATCCAAGTGATAGAAGAGCCGGTTCTCCTACAAAACAACGTTTAGAACCTAACACTTCTGGAAAAACAAACTGTTTGACAAGCGTTCAAAAGGACAATCTCATACTGCAACGTAGTCGTGGAAATAACACAGGAGGCATATTTGAAGGCAAAACACCGACTCTATCAGCTAGCGCATGGGAGCAGAATAACTTATTATGTGAACGTCAAAGAAGGAACTACAAATCGCAAGATGAAAAAGCGAACGCTTTTCTTTCTACATTACACAAGGGATCGCAAGCCAATGGCATGACGTTAGTCAAGGGCATCATCCAACTAAACCATGCAAAAGATAGTGGAGGCGTTCAACCTTACCAACAGGATCGTATCTATGATGTAAATGGTATAGCACCGGCTTTATGCTCCGGACATGGAGGAATGGGGTGTAATGTAAATACTGACCGCATCCGCAGATTAACACCTACCGAATGCGCCCGTCTTCAGACTATTCCTTCCTGGTACCGATGGAAATGTTCAGATACGCAGATTTACAAAATGCTTGGTAACGGATGGACGGTAGATGTGATAGTGCACATATTGTCCTTCATGAAAGAAAAATTGAATATTAACGTAGCCTGAAAAGGCTCAAAACAAGATAGAAAGGAGCTAAATATGGGAAAGAATATCAAAGGTCTTGCCGGTTCAATCATTTTCAATCAAAAGATGGTTGACCAAATGAATGGCATAAATAAAAACAATAAGGGGAAAGCATCCCCAATTTATATACCAACTAAAAAACGGAAGTAATGGAAGCTAAATTTAAGGTCGGAGAAAAAGTAAATATTGCTAATCATCCTGATAAGTCAAAGATTGGCAATGAAGTAGAGATAATTAATGCCCATCATTCGTTTTTCAACCCGCAACAGGGCTATACTGATGGGTGGTTGTACAACGTTTGGGACGGCAAGAAGTCATTAGGATGGGCGCCGGAATGTGATTTAGAACCATTACAGTTACATCATAACAAGAAAGGCATGAAGAAAAGAATAAGAAACAAGATGATGAAAAATCCGAGTCGGTATAAATTACACTAATATTTGAGATATGCCCATCAATGGGCAAGTGCTATCGCTTATAAGTGTCGTTTATACTTGATATTAGAGAGTGGTAAGATAGTAAGAGTAGATTAATGAATAACAAGATAGAAATGAACATCGGATTATTGGCTGTGGATAGCAATTATCCTAATATTGCCTTGATGAAGATAAGCAGCTATCATAAGGCAAGAGGTGACAAGGTTGATTGGTATAATCCTTTCGATCATTATGATAAAGTTTATATGGCTAAAGTATTCAGCTTTACAGAGGATTACCGGCAATGGATAACTAATGCTGATCAGATAGAGAAAGGCGGCACAGGTTATGACATAAAAAAGGTTCTTCTTCCGGAGATTGATAGAATGATTCCTGATTACGGTATGTATAATGTTGATAATAATTTGGCTTATGGCTTTTTGACAAGGGGCTGCCCTAACAAATGCAAATGGTGTGTAGTTCCTGCTAAAGAAGGCAAGATTACCCCATACATGGATATTGAAGAGATAGCTGTCAATGGTCGCAAAAACATAATCCTTATGGATAACAACATACTTGCATCCGACTACGGTTTGCAGCAGATTGAAAAGATTATCTCCATAGGAGTACGTGTAGACTTCAATCAAGGTTTAGACGCCCGCTTAGTGACAGATGATATTGCCCGGTTGCTTGCTAAAGTGAAGTGGATAAAACGTATTCGGTTCGGTTGTGACACACCGGGGCAAATCGCAGAATGTGAACGGGCTACGGATTTGATTGATAAGTACGGTTACAAAGGCGAATACTTCTTCTACTGTATTTTACTGAATGATTTTAAGGAGTCGTTTGAGCGTGTCAATTATTGGAAGAACAAAGGAGGTAGATTCTCACCTCACTGCCAACCTTACCGCGACTTAAATAATCCGCATCAGATTATACCTCAATGGCAAAAGGATTTAGCCGGATGGGCAGATAAGAAGTGGATTTTTAGAAGTTGTGAATTTAAAGACTTTATTCCACGAAAGGGATTTAAGTGTAGTGAGTATTTTTATAACAATTATAGTAAAACAAGAAAATTATGAAACAAGAATCAAGCGCAATCAATCCGTATAACGGAATATTTGGGCAACAAGGTTGGATTTGTCCGAAGTGTGGAAGGGTATATTCGCCATATACTCAAATGTGTTTGTATTGCAAACCTGATAATATAACTACTATTTCTAATCTTAGCGACCTTTCTAACAAGAATGTCAGCGAAGAAGATCTAAGAGAAAATCGTAAAAGCAAATAATTTATGAAACAGACATTAGAAGAAGTTGCAAAACAAGGAGCTGAAGGATATAATATAGTTGGACAAGTTATTTATAAGTCCGGATTTAAAGCTGGTGCAAAATGGGAGAAAGAACAAGCAATTGAAATCCTTTCCTCCGTTTTAGAGAATTGGGTACATGGCGGTGATGCAGACTGTATTATTGCGGAATTTGAAGAAAAATTAATGTACAAATGGTAACGAATTAAAGAGAAAGGAGAAATAAAATGAGAGTATCACTTAAAAAGGCTTTTACCATATTAGATGGGAGGTTATCAACAAAAATGGATGATGTATATGAAATGCTAAATTTCATATTCTCCGAAAACCTTTATACACATCAAATTCCAACAGCTATGCGAAAGCTAAAAGAGCTTAATCCCGATTGGTTTTCGGATGGAGTAAACGTAGTTGAATCTATAAAGCAGAATTATAATACAAATGATTTTCAGGAGCTCATGGAGATTATTGATAAAGAGTTTTATGCTTATGAGATTGAGTTGGGAAAAGTTGAAGCGTTAATAAACTTTTCAGATGGATTATTCCCTAAGAATAAACACTCAAAATAGATCAGATATGATGGAAAAACTATTAGTATGGAAAATATACTCAACAGCGGATGTATTTGGAGTTAAATCTTATTTTTCTGAAGATGGCAGGAAAAGCTTTTCTTCTGCCATGTTGTTCAGAGGATTGATGGGAAATTATTTGGAATAGCTAATAACTAGAATAGATATGAGTAAGATTATTTTTCTCGATTTTGACGGTGTGATAACCACGCTGAAAAGTAACTGGAAACTTGATAAGGAAAAGATGGAACTGGTTAAGCAAATATGTGATGCGACTGGAGCGAAGATAGTAATATCTTCTTCTTGGAGAAGATATACTTTGGAGCAGACATTAGAACTTATCACAACTAAACAGATTGAGAAGGGATTCCAATCTTTTTTATATCCTGAAGACGTGGTAGATATTACTGCTAGAATGTATGCTTTCAAATCAGGGAATAGAGAAACGCATTATGGATTATACCGAGGAGTTGAGATAGGACAATGGTTGTCAGAACATCAAGATGTCACTAATTATGTAATCATTGATGATGATTCAGATATGTTGCTTTCTCAAAAGAAACATTTCATAAAAACTCATACTTTACGTGGAATATCCAAGCGTGACGTAAAAAGGGCTATTAATATATTAACTAAAACAAAATCAATATGAAACAAGAAATAGACAACAACCTTCTAGCTGATTGCTTTAAAGCAGCAATGAATGTGGAATATATAAGCAACAGCAGGGAACTTAAGATGTATGCCTATGCACTGTACAATGCATGTGTATGGGGAAGAAAGACAAAATAAAAAGAGGACCACCCGAACCACCAGATAAGTCCTCTTTCCTCAATTCATAGTACAAATATACTATTAACTTTAAATAAATGTGCTATGTTTTCAGAAATTTCAGAATTAAAATCAATAAGAGAGCAGAAATCAAGATTGTCGGAAAGAGAATCTGAATTATCTGCTCCTATCGTGTCTGATCTGGACTATATCCCATCCATATATAAGTGGTTTTGTGAAATAAACAACTTAAGGGATTGTCCGGGATACAAAGACAGTGTTCATAACAGAAAAAAGTTCATATTCATCATTTTATTCCTGTATGCTCCTAGTGTTCTAGCAGGGGGGAGAATGCCTAGGGGGCTTCGGGATAAGATTGCAGAATCGGTAAATATCAGCGATAAGACATTTATTTCCCACAATATTGAAACTGTGGTCGTTCTCTACAATAATTATAAAGGGTTTCGGAAGGATATAGAGTATATTTACAGTGAAATTGTATCTCATCTAAGAGATGAGGGTTTAATTTTTAATAAATAGAGATGGCAGCACCAAAAGGAAATCAATTTTGGAAGTTAAGAAGCAAGCATGGGCGTGACATGTTATTTGCCACCCCTGATTTGTTATGGGAGGCTGCTTGTGAATATTTTGAGTGGTGCGATAAGAACCCTTGGAGAGTTGTTAAGAATAAAACAAAAGGAAAGACAAAGGAAAAGGAGGAATCGCCTACACAGCGGCCATATACACTTAGTGGTCTAATGTTATATTGTGATGCTAGTGAAACTTTCTGGAGGGAATTTAAGAAAGCTAATCATGAAGATTTTTTGTCGGTCATTGCACGTATAGAATCTGTAATAGAAACTCAGCAGCTGGAAGGGGCTACTGTAGGAGCCTTTAATGCTAATATAATAGCTCGCAAATTAGGTCTTGCTGAAAAACAAGAAAGTACATTGAATGTAAAAGGGAGTATCCCTGTTCAAGAGTGGATAAAAGCTAGATCAAAAAAGAAATGATAGTGTTTAACATTAAAACTCAAGAAGTATATAATCCGTTGTATAATAACACGGATAAATTAATAACTCTCATAACCGGTGGTCGTGGAAGTGCTAAAAGTTTTAATGTTGGTACGTTTATAGAAAGGCTTTCATTCGAATCTGGACATAAGATGCTGTACAGCCGATACACAATGACTTCAGCAGATATATCGGTCATTCCTGAATTTCAAGAAAAGATAGATTTAGAGGGAACTAATGATTTCTTTGATATAACTAAAAAAGACATTATCAATACCTTTTCAGATAGTGTAATTATGTTTAGGGGTATCAGAACATCTTCAGGAAATCAAACGGCAAAGTTAAAATCCATACAGGGGCTTACTACTTTTGTGTGTGACGAAGCAGAGGAATGGAATTCAGAAGAGGACTTTGATAAATTAGTTCTCTCAATAAGGCAAAAAGGGATTCAAAATAGAGTGATTATTATTATGAACCCGACAGATTCGAATCACTTTATTTATAAGAAATACATTGAAAAAACGCACAAATTGATAGAGATCGACGGTGTACAAGTTCAGATTTCCACTCATCCTAATGTTCTTCATATTCATACTACTTATTTAGATAACATAGAGAACCTTTCTCCTCAGTTTATTCAAGAGATGGAACGTATGAAAGAAGAAGAGCCGGAGAAATATGCCCATGTAGCTATTGGAAGATGGTCTGATGTTGCGGAAGGTGCAATATTTAAACGATTTGAGATTGTAGATTCTATACCCGATTATGCTAAGAAGAGAGGTGTTGGATTAGATTTTGGATATTCAAACGATCCTTCTGCGGCTATTGAATGTGCGCTTATTGATAATGACCTATATCTTGATGAATTGTTTTACAGGACCCGGATGCTATCTGGGGACATTTCGGATTCTCTTAAGCCATTTAGGCTAAAAGTAATATCGGAAAGTGCAGACCCAAGATTAATACAAGAAATATCAAACTCAGGCATTCTTATTTATCCGGTAGATAAGTCAAATATAAACTCTAAAAGTTCAATTCTAGCAGGCATAGATAAAATGTTAGAATTAAACTTGAAAGTAACTAGAAGGTCATATAATCTTTTATATGAGTTAAGGAAATATACATGGGATAAGGATAAGGATGGTAATTATATAAATAAACCAATTGATAAATATAATCACGCACTTGATGCTGCAAGATATTGGGTATTGGGGGAAGTATTAGGAAGAATATTAAAACCAAAACAATACAATAAAGACGATTTAGGACTATATTAAAATAAAAGATATGAATTATATTGAGGCTATATTCAATTTGTTGCGTAACAAAACGCTTAATTCTTTAGGAGTTGAACGGGATTTAATGAGGCTTATCCAAGACAGGGATATAAGCCAGGTTATCTCGCTGCTTCAAGATAGAGATATTGATGTAAATGAGGCTATTGCCGAGTATAATCCGGAGTTTCATAAGGTCAACAGTCGCCCAGATAAGCCGCGTAAAGGCAAAGAACCTTATAGAACAGAAAAGCTACCTCGGACAAGACAAAGGTATATCAATGAAGTAGAGTTATTCTTCTTGTTGGGTAATCCTATAAAATGGAAGAACGATGTGGAAGGTACAGATGAAGCGTTTGAGGCATATAACGAGTTTCTTCAGAATACTAGGTTTCATACAACAATGAGACAAGCAAAAAGGCTGGCCGGCGCAGAAACTGAAAGTGCAAAAGTATATCATATATTTAATGATAACGGAAGGCCGGGAGTAAAGGTTTTGGTCATATCCAAATCTAAGGGATATACTCTCCGTCCGCTTTTCGATCAATACGAAAATATGATTGCATTTGGATATGGGTACAATTTGAAGGAGGGCAATAGAACAGTTGAGCATTTTGATATAGAAACGCCATCCTACATATTCCGATGCAAAAGAGCAAATATTGGGTGGGAAGTTGAGCCGTTGGTTAATCCATCTGGTAAAATCAACGTAATTTACTATAAACAGGATAAGGCTTGGTACGGGACACAGCCTAGATGTGACAGGGAGGAACATATTGATTCCAAAGCCGCTGATACTAATAATTATTTTGCAGACCCGAAAGTAAAAGCAACGGCAGATGTTCTCCAGTCTTTATCAGATCCAAGCATGGTTGGGGAAGTAATCCAAATGCAAGACAAGAACAGTGCTATTGACTATCTAGCTCCTCCTGAATACTCTTCAATGAAAGATAGTGAAAAAAAAGACTTGAATAACTCTATTCTATTCGACTCATTTACGCCCGATTTCTCATTCGAAAACATGAAAGGTATGGGAACACTATCTGGAGAGGCTTTAAAGCGTGCTATGACGCTAGGGTACATTAAAAGGGACAATCTAAAAGAGACTTACGATATACTTGTGGACCGGGAAAAGAACCTTATCCTGGCTATTATGATGAATGTTACCCATATCCATCTGAGAAACCAGTTATCTAGGCTGAAGATTACTCACGAATTTGCGGAACCATTCAATGAAGATAAGGAGAAGCAATGGGAAGCTATCGGTAAGCTATATTCGGATGGAATTATTTCTCTTGATCTGGCTGTTACTATGCTTGCTTTGACGGATGCTCCACAGGAAGAGATAGAGCTTATAAAGAGTGAAAAGCAGGCTTCTTCAAATGGAAATATATCTTCTAAATCAGAAAAACAGATCAAAGAAGTGACCGAGTAGTCAGAAAAATTACGGGTGTTATACAAAAATAAGAGGAAAAATAGAACAAATAAGGTTAAGCAAGTCGATAGGGCGTTTAGAGGTTCGAATCCTCGCTTGCTACAAAGTCGGACAAATTAAAATCCCCAGAAGCGGAAGTGTCCGAGCCGCTAATGGGGATAGTATTAACTATTTAATAATGCAAATCTATGAAAAAGAAAGCAGAAATTAAAAAGTATGACGCTAATATTTTAGAGAATATTGGTAGAGATGGTGATTTTTATTCTCTTAACGATTTATGGGTAATCGCTGGAAGTCCTGATGCTAAAAGACCTAATGATTGGAAGAATACTCAACAAGGTTCTGATTTTATAGTGTCTGCATGCAGATTTCTAAATGCCGCCCAAAATGGCATTATAAAATCAAAACGTGGAAAAGGAGGTGGTACTTATGGCATTAGGCAGGTTGCTTTGGAATATGCAAAGTATCTTGATGCGGATTTAGCGGTAATAGTGAACGAAGTTTTCTTCCAGCGTATCGAAGAAGAAAAGAATCCAGACCTAATTGGCCAACGCTACATAAAAGCATACGTGACAACATGAGCAAAGTTGAGCTTGCGGCAGTTGGTTTGATTGAAGCTCTTGCTTCTGACGAAATAGAAAGAAAAGATATTCAGGGAAATGCGGATTGTGAGATAACCAATAGAAGGGCTTCCCGTACCGTTGCAAATGCGCTGATTGAGCATAAAAAGTATATTCTCTGAATCCGTACATAAAGAAAGGGCAGCCCTAAGCTACCCTTTCCCGTCGATTGGCGTCAACTTCAGTGTCGGCCGAAGCCCCCTGACTTATCTTATCTTACAAGATGCCCGTTGAGCGTTCTTAGGTCAAATTTCTGACGTTTGAGCCTTCCGGAGCATCTCACTACTTTCATCATTGCCTGCTGTGGAATATCGCCCAATTCGCAGCATATGGCTTCAAATCTGTCTAGGGCAGAAGCCAGCCTCTTCGAACCTTCCTCCCTCATTTGGGCTACTCTTAGGCTTTTCATGGCAGTTTCCCTGCCGATCCTGCTTATCTCTTCGTTTTGCCTTACAGCTAGGTGTAGGGCCTCTCTGATTTCGCTTGATATGTTATATTGTGCGTTCATAACTTTTTGCTTTTTCGTGATTTTGGATATAGTTGTGGCTGTCCGGCATTGGAACGGACTGCTGTAAATGAATTAGGGAAGGGGATTTGCTATACTATTCTAGCCAGCTTCCCGTCAGAAGGCTTTCCGCCAAAGAGGTGGTTCAGATAAGCCAATCCCTTCTGGGTGACAAGAACCTTAGTGACTACAAATCCCGGATGGTTGTTGCGCTCGATGAACTTCTCTTTCATCTCGAAGTATCCGGCGTCAATAAACCTTTGTTTGGGCTCGTTGCGGTTCGCGAAGAATACGCCCGCTTTCCTTAGCTTGTCGAACAGTGTATTGCGCCCAAAGCCGAGCTTTAGGATCTTGGCGGACATTCCTATGTCTACTTTGTCGTCGGTGGCGAAGGCTGTCTTTGCAAATGACGCTAAAGGCTCTTGCTTGGCTATAACTTCATCCTTTCTCTTACTTTCAGCTTCAATGCGTGCCTTTTCCTCACGTTCATTCTTTAGCTGTGTAGCAAGGCTGATAACAAGGTCGGGATTATTTATCATTTGCTCTAAAGTTGGCTGCGTGGCGGTCATTCCGTATCGCATCAATTCGTCAAGTTTTTCGGTACACCATAGCTTTAAATCAATATCTAGCCACTGGCAGAAGTCAACTACTATTAATCTATGCATCCAAGTACCACCTCCATTCTGTGAAGAACCTGCCTTTGATGTAACTAATTGATTTTCAGATATACCATATTTTCTTGTAATTGCCTTAATTAACTGATTTGTAGCAGGTAAGGACAGATAATCATTAGGACGTTTCCTATAGATTTTTGCAAGTTGTGTGGCGTTAACCATAACATCGTCTTTGGTGTCAAAAAGGACATCATTCCCATTATAGGAGAAAGTTTTGCTCGTTTCGTGAGCTGACGTACTTAATACAGCAACGCTATTGCTGTTTGAGTAATTTTCATTTAAGTGTCGCATAACAATGAAAATTAAAAGTTAATAAATAAAGAAAGCAGAGAATCTCTCCAAGTTGCGACACTTCCATATTGGCTTTGGGGCGAATATGTACGGAGAAACCTCTGCTTATATTTTATGCAGTTGCTTACTATTGGGCATAAAAAATCCCCAAACCAAATATGTATATAAAAGTGTCGCATTGCAAAGATACGAATACTTTTTAATACAGCAAATGTTTTGAGCAGAATTTGAAATGCTAGAATCAGACATCCTTTCTTGGTGAGTTCGAAGCAGGGGCTTTGTCTGTTGGATTTGTCTCTGTAAGAGGTCTCCACAAAATTGTGGGCAGATACCCCTTGTTTTAGTAAGTTTCTGATGTCTCGCAAGATAGCATCATGTCTTTTGCCTGTAAGTTCAGCTATTTCAAGCGAACTCATTCTGTCCGTCTCGTGGATTAACGTCGCCATCAAACTACTATTATTCGTCCGATGATGATTGTCGATATTGTTAAGCATAAACAATAAAAAAAGGTATATTGCCTTTCCCGCTGCTTAACACATATCGACTATGCTGTGGTTCCATTACAGTTCCACACGGGGGTACAATATACCTCAATATTTTAAATACAAGCATAAAAAATGCCTGCATAAGAATGCAAGCTCCGCCTGCACAGTCGATTTAAATATGTTAAGCACCGCAAACGTACAAACATTTTTTGAAAAAAGCAAGAAAAAACAACTTTTTTGTGTGATGCATGAAGATATATGACGATTTATTTGTTATTGTGTGTATTAATCTTTTATTTTGCGCATGAACATATAAACACACGCAACCATGAATAGAATACTCTTTATATTGGCTTTTCTAGCTTTCGTTAGTTGCACTAATGAAGAAAAGGAAGCTGTAGATCCAATAGATGACACAGAAAAGAAAGACGATGTACCCATCATAAATGGATTTGGCTGTGAAGTTAATTTCAACGAAGAGGGATATGTCATAAGAGTGAGCAAAGACAATAATTTTCTTTTTGAAGTGTCTGAAGATATAGGAAAAGGTTCTAAGCAATATATTGATTTGGGATATGGAAATAAGATGGATATTATCGTCTCAGATACAAAAGTATTAGAAGTTTTACAATACGAAAATACATACTATTTATTAGCCGATATAAGAGATAAATCTTATGCTAATAGTTTTTGGGGAATAAGAAAGTTATTTTCTTACGAAAAAGGTAAGGTTCATATGGTAACATTAAATTCCAGTTTTCACTTACCTACAAATATGAAATTTTGGTTTGAGAATAGTATAGTTCTATCCGAAAATATTTCTTTATATCCTGAAGCAACTGCTTCGGAAGGGCATGTGTACGATAATGACTTAAATTTAATAAGTAAATATTCTCCTAATGGCAAACCTTTAGATTTGTATCATGTAATAAGTGTAAGTGGAGGGGGTAGCAGTTATGCTAAAAATCCTTTGATGATTAATTGGTATGATATTCGCAATTCTCCCCATTATATTTGGCAATACATGTGTGATATTAATAATAATGATTTTGTCATAAACAGTTGGGAGGCTTCCTATTCCTCGAACAATACCGTCCTTGTCACTGTGAATATCACGTATATAACGGGAGAGAAAGAGGTCTTAAATTTGGAATTTGACAAGGAGACAGGAGAACTTATTAAATAAACACATAAAGTACACACAAATTATGAAGAAATTTTTATTCCCTTTAGTAGCGTTATTGCTATTAGCAGCCTGTAGCTCTAGTGAAGACACCATAAATGAGCCGGAGCCTCCAAAATACAAAATAGATAGTGCTATTGCAGTAGGTGATTTAAAACTACAAGCCTATATCTTTGAAGGAGATTACTATATAGAGGCTATTGACGAATCAGGCAACAAGGTGTTTACCATCAAGGACAAAGCCGAAAATTATACCCATGATCTTGGGTTTGGAGATAAGAGAGAGTACATAGTCAAAGGGTGTTTCCTTCAAAGTGCCTTGCAAAAGGATGACTGTTTCTATATATTGGGAGGTTTATATAGTTCAGAATTAGTTGCTCATCCACATAAATTTATGCTGAAAATCAAAGATGGGAAGTTGGTTAAAAAAGAGTATTTTGACAAAGATGATCCTCATCATGGACATTTCTATCCCGAAAAAATAGCTGAATGGTATGGAGAATATATTGTGGTTTATTCAACAGTAAGAACTAGTGGATATTTTATAGCTGTGATGGATGCAGATTTAAATGTTATATATGGAAATAATGGGGGAACTAGAGATTGGATTGAGAACATAGAAAGAGCAAACTATATCTCTTTATCTATGAATAATATGGTATATACTACTGATAATATAATTATGTGTGTTGATATATCAGAATACTCATATAACAAATATCTAATTTGGCAAGTACCCATCACCGATGAAGAGATAAGAGTAAACAAATCCACATACTCCCTAGATGGCAATAACGTAGTAGTAGACGTTGACGCCACCACTAGGGCAGGAGAGAAAAAGAAATACCATCTGGTCTTGAATAAGGGAACAGGGGAGTTAGTCAATCCGCAATCCTAACTCAAATAACACAATATAATCATGAAAACATCAAACCAATACTCCGAACTTTCCATCCATTGTGGCAAAAACACGGACAGCATGGAAAAACTTTAAATAAAATATCATGGTAGAAAAGAATATAATAAAATACGACGGAGAGTTAAATTTAAATGGATTAAAAATATCTTGTTATGTTTTACAAGATGGGCGTAGAATACTTTCTACATCTGGAATGCAAAAGGCTCTGGCAATCGTAAATGATGAAAAAGAAAGGTCGTCGGGAAGATTAGCTGAAATACTAAGTTCTAAGCATGTAAGTTCTTGTATATCAAACGAAAATCTATCGGCGAAAATATCTCCTATTTTATGTTATAGAGGTGCTCAAAAAATTGCTGGATATGAAGCGTCGGTGCTACCTGAAATATGCGAAATTATGCTTAAAGTGAGAGATTATGCGGTAACAAACAATATAGAATTAGGTAGTAGACAAAAAGCTGTTATCGCACAATCTGACATTATTATAAGGGCACTAGCAAGAGTAGGAATCATTGCACTCGTCGATGAAGCTACAGGCTATCAATATGATCGAGAAAAGGATGAACTCCAAAAGATTCTGAAGGCGTACATTTCAGAAGAGCTTCTTCCGTGGCAGAAGCGTTTTCCTGATGTGTTTTATAAAGAACTATTTAGGCTGAACGGTTGGGATTTTACAGTAAATGGCATAAAGAAAAGACCAGGTATTATAGGTAAATGGACTAATATGTTTATTTATGAAGAACTACCCAACGGTGTTCTTGATGAACTGAAGAAGAAAACTCCCAAAAGTGAATCAGGAAACAGGACCAGCCGATACCATCAGCTGCTGACCCTTGACATTGGGGAGCCTAACCTTGAAAAGCAGATAAACAAGGTAATTACCTTATTTCAAGTATCTGATAACATGAAACAATTCTGCGACAACTTTAAGAAGATGAAAATGAGGCAGATCGGACAAATGGAATTGCCTTTTGAATTTGATGAAAATGGATATACAAAAGATTAGCTTCTTAACTTATTCCCGCCCGTCTAAAGATGGGCGGTTTTTATTTGTGTTATTATAATTGCTCGTAATCATATTGATCTAAGTGATTAAGCTGGTACTCTTGATAGTGAAGATGTAGGTGCTGTAACTGTTAATAATCTAAATATTACTTAAAATAATGGTGCTAGTGATCAAACAAGTGCTGTTGTTTGGTGTTGTTGTTGTATATTTGTGCAGTTAACTTATAAGTTAATTATGAAAGAAATAGAATATACTATTGAATTATTTGAAGAATATGACAACATTAACTTCTATACAATCAGATTTAAAGGTGATGTGTATACAGAGGCTGAAAAGTTTCTGCTTAAATTCCCAGAAGGATGTGAATTTGATAAAGATATAGATGTTATATTGTCGTGGTTAGAAAAAATATCAGAGAAAGGAGCGTTAGAAAGATATTTTAAGCCAGAAGGTAGATATGGAGATGGAGTATGTGCTATCCCGATAGAGATTGGAAATAATATAAGGCTATATTGTTTGAGATTATCCGATAATATGTTGATTATAGGAAATGGCGATGTAAAGGATGCTAATTCTTGGCAAGATAGTCCAATATTATCAAGGTATGTTCAATTATTAATTGAAACAAGTCGGTTTATTAATTCTCGAAAACAAAACGATCAGATTCGTTATAAAAATAAAATATTAGAAGGAAACTTAAGATTTAAAACGCATGAAAAAGAATAGTTTGTTTGAAGCAAGAAGAAAACGTATTTCAAATGAAACTAGAGAATTTATATCTTTTTCATTTGAAATAGTTGATAGGATTCATGAAATTCTAGAATCCAAAGGGTTAAAGCAAAAAGATTTAGCGACTTTATTGGGTAAATCTGATGCTGAAATTAGTAAATGGATGAGAGGTACTCATAATTTTACAATTAATACAATAAAGTCTATTGAGAATGTATTAAAAGAGCCTATAATAGAAGTAATTTCAAAGAAGGAGCCGATTATAGTAATGTTTCCTATTTCTGTTGACTCTATGAATATTCCTTCGAAAGGGAAGCATTCTTCAAGTAATTATAATGATTTTAAATTTAAATCAGAATCGCTTTGATATGGAAAAGAAATTGCAGGTGCGCATTGTCTCAATAAAAGAAGATAGTTTTAGTGTTGATTATGATAGGCTTCCTGAAACTAAAGAAGATTGCGAGAAAAACGTGTCTCCTTATTTTGGGATCAGTATGAGTGTAAATGAAGAAAAATCATATTTAACGGCTCATGCACAAGTAAAATATATATTAACTGAGAATTCACAAGATGTTGATATAGTGTCATTAAAGTATTCTTATACATTGCGTATAAGTGATATTTATGACATTATTAAATATCCAAACGAAAAAGATAAAACGACATTTGAAGTTCAAAATAAATTTATTGAAAAGTTTGTTCCTGATGTCTTTGCTACAGGAAGAGCTTTATTGGCTCCGAAGCTTATGAATACCGTATTATCTGATTTCTATTTACCTTTTGGTGGAGAACAGGATATATTGAGGAGAATAAAAGAGAATAGAGTAACTAAAGATAAGGCGGACTAACATCCGCCTTTCTTTTTGCCCGTTTCTCTTATTTCCATCCATAATTACCTCAAACTTCCTTATTCTTTCGTATTTACTGGGAAAGAAATAGCAAATTTCCCACAATTGGCGAATTGTGGTTCATTCGCAATCTGATAATTTTCATATAGACTCACCGCATTGTATTTTTATGCTGATTTAAAAAGATTTGCATAAAAGAACTAATCATGAAAGAAAAAATTTTCCAAGCTTTAAAACTAGCGTACTCAAATCTAGGGTTAAGCGATGAAATTTTGCAGGGACAGGCTGACGCTTTATCTGCATTAGGCCTAGTAACTGAAGATAACTTGGCAACTGTTGTACAGGGGCAAAAAACGTTTTTAACCTCTCTTCAGAGCGGTATTGATAGACGGGTAACTGATGCTGTCAATAAAGCAAAGGAGAAAGAGGCTGCAGGTGGGGGCGAGCAGAACAAACAGCAACCAGAAAACGAGGAGCCGGAGTGGTTCAAAAAGTACAAGACTGAACAGGAACAGCGTTATTCCACGTTAAAAAACGAGAATGACGCATTTAAGGCTGAAAAGTCACGTGCTGAGAGAAACAGTCTAATCTCTTCAAAAGCAAAAGAACTGGGTATCCCTGAATGGCGAATGAAAGAAGGTTTTGCTATTTCTGACGAAATGGATGAAACGGCAATTACGACCTATCTTTCAGGCATCAAACAGAATATTGTTACCGCAGGGCTTGAAACAAAAGATTCGGCATTCCCTTTATCCACTCCTTCTGAAAAAGGCAAGGAAATGGCTATACAGTGGGCAGAAGGATTGCCAGACGCTAATTAAAAACAAATACTATGGCTATTGAATTTGAAAAAGGACAGATTGAAGGCGGATTCCCCGTATTTTGGAGAGGTGAGTGTAAAGTTATCCCTGGGGATTTTAAACTCAAGCAGTCATTTCCAGAAGGTACTTTGATCAGAAAAGGTACTCCAATTGCGTTGGATTTTGCAAATATGGAGTGCACAGTATGTAAGGCTGTTAAGATCGTATCTGGAGGAACAACTTCTGCTCCGCGAATTGTAAAAGGAAGTTTGGTACAGGTCGGCGATAAGCTGAAGATTGGTGAAAACGAACAGGCTATTAATAGCATTGATAGATCGAATGCTGATTACGATGTCGTTACGCTAGCTGCCGCATTGACTGGAGCTACGGCTAATGCCTTTGCTGTCGTTGGGACAGATGTGCCAAATGCGGTGGTAGAAACAGACAAGGAGTATAAAACCAATATGGATTTTCAGACTGTTTCTGCAGGTTATGATGTGATTATTCTGAAAGAAGTAGCTTATCCGATGCCAGAAGATTGGCTTTTGGGCGGATGGTGCATGAAGAATAATCCAAGTATTAAATATGTAAGACAATAAGCTATGCCGGGATTATTTTACAGCTCTATTTTTGGCGAACTGACCAAACAGGTACAGATTCGTATTGATGCCGCTTCTCAATTGAGAAAGCGTTTGTTTGACCAGAATATCTATGAACGATATTTGGATTGGGACACCCCTACTGTTGGTTTGAACTTCGAAGAAATAATCGGACAGTATAACCTAAGCGTTGCAGCTGCGACCTTGGACTCTAAAGGTAAAGAGCCTATTATGGGAACCGAGGGCTTTAAAACGTTGAAGCAGAAGGTTCTTGCTCATCAAATGAGTTATTCTATGCCTATTGAGGATTATCGCAAGGTTCTTCAGGTTCTAGATTCTCGTATGCTGACTGATGAGCAGAAGACTCAGGAATTAATCGATCTCATGTGGAACAATGTCACAAAGGTGGTAAATTCTGTACAGTCCAAACTGGATATTATCTTCTTGGGTGCTCTTTCAAACAAGGGAGTATTCACTTTTGATGCAAACAACAATCCTGAAGGTGGTGTAAGAGGCGTTATTGACTATAAGATGCCGTCTGAAAACATTGCAAAGACTACGGTTGATTGGGTGCAGGGGAACGAAAGTACAGTAGACTGTTTTGAAGACTTGCAGGAGATTTTGGACGCTGCTCAGGATAAGGTTACATTTGACAAGATTCTAATCTCCCAAAAGAGACTATCTTTCATTCTTCGTAACAAGAAGATGAAGCAGGTGATTTACGGTACAGACAAGATGGGTACTCCTCTGCTGCTTGGCGGATTGAATGAATTCATGCGTCAAAATGGATTTCCGGAATTTGAAATTATCAGACGTACTACTCGAATCCAAAATAACGGTAAGTTGACGGATTATCAACCTTGGAATGATAAAAACCTTGTCTTTATTCCTGCCGGTAAACTTGGAGTTATCAAGAATGCTTATGCAGATAATGAATTGAGGCAAGAGCGTGGTGTTACTTACTCAAACTACGGAAGAATCCGGGTATCTCAATGGGGTAAGGGTGAGACTGACAATTCAAACGGTGTTGAGTTTACTAAAGCTCAGTCATTGTCTTTGCCGGTCATCACTGAAATTAACGGTATTTACTCGTTGACTGTTGAATCGTGACAATAGGTGACTACATAAAGCAATGTTTTTCTCCGCTTGGTGACATATCAGATGCTGGAGTAGAAAAGTTCGCGTTGGGGCTGGGAATTGATCCGAGCTCCGATGTGGACATTAGTACAAAAGTGAAGATATCCGGTTCGGTGGATAAGTTTATGGATAAAATCCTTACTCATCCTACTTCTGTCTCAGAGAATGGATTCTCTAAGTCTTGGGGGGCTGATACACTGTTGAACTATGCAAAATATATGTTTAAGATGTATGGCATAACTCCTAATGACGATACGGCAGCTTTGGTTGGAATAAGTATCATTAAAGACGCATCTAATATTTGGTGATATGCTAGAAGAAACTCCACATAAATTGCAAATACAAGTTATTACTCCGGAAGAGAATGACGAGTATGGGCGTTTAATTACAGGAACCGGTGGAGAATCTTGGCAGGATGTAGCTGAATGCTTCTGCCATGATAATTCACAACAAAAGGAAGTGTCGGTAAATGGTGAACGTTGGATGTACAATTATCATGTGGTTTACGAAGGGGAAAAGATTCCCTTAGGAAGTCACGTGAGATGCTTGGATTCCGACGAAAATACTGTTGGCGGAGGTGAGGTGAAGAAAAATGCCGAGTGTTATTCGGAAGAGTTTAAAGGTAGATGTGACATTTGGATATGATTGCAACAACAGACATCGCGAACATAATATTTAAGGATTGCAAGGCTTTTGGGATATCCGAAGTATACCAGAGAGGTAATATACCTAAAGGTAAGGTAAATACTGAAAGGATTGTGGTTTATCCTAAGACTCAACAGCCCAATACTTATTGGGAGAAGGGATACGTTGAAGTTAATCTTTGCGTTCCTTTATCAAAGTCGGGGAAGGCTGATCTTATTCGCTTGAATGAACTGGAAAGGAAGGCTAAAGAAATGTTCAAAGATGGAGTTGTAGGGCAATATGACGGTTCATGGTACCGGTATTCTTCTGAAACTATCGGAATAGAGGAAGATAAAGAGTTATGTTGTTACTATGTGAATGTAAAATTATTATTTGAAGTGTTAAACGTAAATTAAAAAGATATGAAACCGTTTATAGGAATTAAAAAGATTTGGTACGGTGATGTTATTACTTCTGCTGTAACCAAAACTAGCCTTAAAACCTGGTTAGGTACTGCTACAGAAGTTGAGAACTCTCATCAAGATACTTGGGCGTATACGGAGGATGATCCTACCTATACCGACTACATTAACGAGTTGAATGGTAGCATCTATTATCGTGATGTGACGCAAAAAGGGGCTAAAACAATTGCTTTCACTATGGGAGTTTTCTCCTTTGATGACAAGGTAGATCTGCAAGGCGGAGAAAAAGTTGATACAGATGCAGGATGGGCCGCTTCTGATACTCCGGGCATTGTCAACAAAGCCATTGTCGGACAGACAAAGACCGGAAACTATATTGTATTCACCAATGCTGCGGTCATTGCTAAAGGGAATGCTGTGGAAAAGAATATTGGTCTGGGAGTAACAGCTGTTGCTATGGAAAATCCTAGCGCCGGCGTGAAGAGTGACTATATGTTCGACGGGGAAAAAGTAGATGCCGCATGAGCTGATGAGAACGTCGCATCTATGTCTTCTGATGCTTCTCTCAATTTGAATAGTTCTACGACTAAGTCAAAGCGGGTGAACGCTGGAACTGCTGTTAACTATGAGAGGTCTGGACAGGAAGATACTTCGCGATCAGCAGAGACGTTATCTATATTATAAAGTGGTGAGGGGTGAGGGTTTATGTATCTCACCCTTTTTTAATAAATATCATTATGAATAAAGCTGCCATACTTATATCAGAAGCTATCACAGGAAAGGATTTCATTCCGATCATTGTAAATGGGAAAATGTACCGTGTAAATCCGCCTACAATACATAAAATAGCCGGTGCTTCGGCATATCTTGCAGTCCTTGATGACAACAAGGATATCGCGGGTGTTATATCTTCATTGAAAGACATTTCTGTCGCTTCTAGCGCACTTTCTTGGTTTATAGATGGAAATGATTCATTATCTGAAGAATTGGCTCATGGAACCTTAGAAGAAGTATTATCCGGTCTTACAGCGGCTTACTCTCTGATAGATGTGAAAAATTTTATGACGCTGTTAGGTTTAGCGAAGAACGTAGCAAATCTAACAGCAAAACAGAGGTTATAGGCAATGATTGTATGTTGGGGCAAATTGCGTCGTTCATGGATAGCCTTCATTTGTCGTATGATGAAGTCGTTTGTAAAATTCCATATCGCAATTTGATCATCATGCAAAAAGATAAGTTGCACGCTGTATACGATGGGGAGGTACTTAAGGAAGTATCTGATAAGGATTTCTTTGGTGAAAATATGAAATTTGATGAGTAATGGAAGTAACGGTTGATTTGTCTGGCCTGGACGAGTTTGTTGAAGAGGTGGAGGAGTATGCAAATGAGCTTATGAAGGAAGCGGCGCATAATGCAGTTGACACTCAAAAGGAAAGAAATGTGAGTAGCAAGAAGACTTATCAGAACCATACGTGGAATCTTCGTAATGCTCCGGGAGCTGCTGTAGTTCGTGATGGGAATATTGTTTATCTATATGTTCCGGCAGATAGCGAACATGCGGGGGCCAAAGGCAAGACAGAGAACTTGCTTATATATGGGAAACTACCCAAAAACGGTGTTGTGTTCGCCGATGGAATGGAGTATGCGAGCTTTGTTTCTAGCAAGGGTTTTGACGTTCTGGATTCGGCAAGCCTAACCGTGGAGAAAGAGTTAAAGGAATCATTTGGTAACGAAAACGTAAAAGTCACATGGCAGGAATGAAATTTACCGCAGATATTGATATAAAAAATATCATAAAACTGCGTCAAGAAATAGATAAGTTGAAAAAGTCTCTTATTGAGATAGCTAGTGCTCCTAATAGTGATGCTGCTGTAAAGGCGCTTGAAAAGCAACTATCGACAGCATTAAAGAAATTAGAGGAATACAAAGATAAATATGTCCAAACTCAGCAAGCGAGATTGGATCAAGAAAAAGCTGCTTCAGAGCAAATAAAGAAGCAACAAAAAGAAATTGATTCTCTCATAAAGAAATATGAAGCATTACAGAAAAAAATAGAGGAAGGTACAGTAAGACCTCCTCGGTCTCCTAAAACTTATACTGACGACCAGATTTCTGCTGCTTTGAACACTCAGGTACAATCAATAAGGGAAGCACGTGAACAATTGAAAGTTCTTCGTTTTGCTCAGGCAAATGTAACTGATCAGCAGGAAAAAGAAATGGGTGCTAGAACAAAATTGAATATTAAGATTCAGGAAAACACCCGATACCTGAAATTAAACTCTGATGCGTATACCCGCCAAAAGATGGAGATTGGTAACTATGAGGAAAATATACGTAGGGCTTTAGATGGTACAGGGCAATTCAACCTATCTCTGTCGAAGATGCTGGGTGTTATTGGTGGTACTGCTGCTTTGAAAGGGTTAGTCACTGACATGATAAATGTTCGTGGAGAGTTCCAGAAAACATCTATCGCCTTTGAAACTATGTTGGGTAGTAAAGAAAAGGCTGATGCTTTAATGGCTCAAATGGTGGAAACGGCTGCAAAAACACCTTTTGATTTGCAAGGAGTAACAAGTGGGGCAAAACAACTTCTTGCTTATGGAACTTCAGCGGACAAAGTGAACGAAACTTTGGTTCGTTTAGGAAATATCGCATCCGGTCTTTCTATTCCGCTTGGCGATCTTGTTTATCTATATGGTACATCTATGTCGCAAGGACGATTATTCACGCAAGATGTAAATCAGTTCATGGGGCGTGGTATTCCTTTGGTTGCCGAGTTAGCAAAGGAGTTGGGAAAAACAGAATCAGAAATCAGGAAGATGGTTACTGAAGGTAAAGTCGGCTTCCCTGAATTGCAAAAGGTTATAGAGAATATGACTAATGAGGGTGGTAAGTTCTATAACTTGATGGAAATGCAATCTACGACATTGTCCGGTCAAATTTCTAATCTAGGTGATGCCTGGGATTCTATGTTGAATTCTATTGGGGAAGATACGCAGGGAATTGCATCTATGACAATATCGGCTGTAACGTCTATTATTGAAAACTACGATAAAGTTGGAAAGATTATTTTATCTATTGCTGCTACTTATGGTACATATAAAGCCGCATTAATAGCTGTAGAATTGTATGAAAGAAGAGCGGCTGCCGCAAGACTCTTGCATATAAAAATTATTCGTGCTCAAGCCATGGCGCAAGCAGCCTTAAATTTAGTTTCCAAAGCTAATCCTTATGTTTTATTGGCAACGGCCATTGTTGGAGTTACTACGGCAATGTGGGCGCTGCATGACAGTACAACAACCACTGAAAGGGAGATGGAGCGTATTAGTAAACGTACAGAAGTTTACAATAAGTATTTACAAGACGAGAAGAACCATGTAAATGAACTCATTTCCGTTTTGCAAAATGAAAATTCCACCAAAAAGGAGAGAATAGAGGCGTTTAACGAATTACAAACTAAATATCCACAGTATTTTGGAAAATATAAAACAGAGAAAGAGTTAATAGACCATTTAACAGAGTCATTAAAAGGATATAATGAGCAGTTGCGTATTCGTCAAGAGCTGATGAATGTGAAAAACAATAATGATGATATAAAGCGATATAAAGAGCTGGAAAAATTCCTCTCTCTTGCACGAAAAGGCAAAGATCAACGTACATCTGTTGAAGAATCGGATTTTAATTTCTATCTTAAGAAGTATGATGTAAGCAAAAGGGGGATAGGAGTTACCGTAGAAGAGTATATTCAAGAAATGTTAGCTTCTCTATCTGCCACTATAGGAGCAGGGCAGGAAATTATACGTAAACAGGAGCAAACAGCATGGGAAGTAGCTCTTGATTCTATGGATAAAACCACAGCAGAAGGGCACAAGAAGATGCTTGAAGGATATAAAATATTATTAAAAGAATCAGGAAAAGAATGGATAAAAATAGAAGGATCGGAAGCCCCTATTAATGCCGATATTTTAACTAATAGAATAAAACAACTAAACGATAAAATATTAAATGTAGAATGGAAAAACGCAGAAACATACCGAAAAGAAGCTAAAATAGCATGGGAAAAGGCAAAAAAAGAAGTGGAAGATGTAAAATCTGGAAAAGCGACATATAAATCTGAAGCAGATTATCAAAAAGCTTTGAAAGAAAAACAAGATGCCGAGAGTGACGCAGAAAAGAGATATAAGAACTTAGGAGGGATTACAGGGAATAAACTTTCTAAACAAGAAAAGGAGGCTGAAAAACGAAAGAAAGAGCAGAAGAAACTTAACGAAGAGCTTTTGTCACTTCGTCGCCAAAATCAACAGGCAGAAATAGACCTCATGGAAGAGGGAACAGAGAAGACACTGAAACAGATTGATTTAGACTATCAAAAGGAGTTGGACGCCATCAAAAAGCAAGAAAAAGATTTGATGGAAAAACAAGGTGGAAAATTAACTCAGGAACAATCTATTGAGATTTCTACTCGTTATACTAATGCTGAAAGAAAGAGAGAAAAGGGGATTTCTGATACAACAAGAGAGCAGTTAGAGGCGCAGAAAGACGCTTGGAATGAATATTATATCGAATACGGGAAGTATCAAGAGAAGCGTATGGCTATCATGGAGAAATATGATAAGCAAATAGCTAAAGCAGAAGAAGGTAGTGCCGAAAAAGCTGCTCTTACGGCTCAAAGGAAAAAAGAACTCGATGACTTGGATAAAGAACTGTTGGATAGCTCGGAACTGTGGAGCAAATTTTTCACAGACTTCTCTAATCGATCTTCTTCATCTATCAGAAGTATAATAGAGGATATTCAGGAGCTTATTGACTACATGAATGGCGTAGAGGGTGCTCAGATACCGGATATATTCAAAGATAATGAGAAAGCGGTGAAAGCCATAAATGACGCCATGTCTAATCCGTCAGCTCTGAAAAAGTTTACGTCTAACCTTGAATCTTCTATAAAGAAATTCAAGAAGATGCTTGACGAAGATAATCCATTCAAACAGATATCTGAGGGATTTAAAACAAAGGATTCGAAAGGTATATCTAAAGGATTTCAGGGAATAGCATCAGCCGCAAAAGAATTAACCGGCATTCTTGAAGAATTAGGGGTGGAATCGGACAGTACGGCTGGGAAAGTAACATCAGTATTAGGCAACACTGCTTCATATGCTGCAACAGGGGCCTCAGTCGGTGGTCCATGGGGAGCTATTATCGGTGGAGCAATCGGAATGGCTACCGGTCTTGTAGGTGTTCTTGGGGCTGATTACTCAGCTTATAATAAGATGAAGGATGAGTATGCTTCTTTAATTGATGTTTGGGATATCCTTATTAACAAGAAGAAGGAATATGTCAATATTAGCTATGGTGATGAAGCGCGAAAGGCGGGAGAGGAAGCTATAGATCTAATCGGAAAGAAACTGCAAAGTAATATTGAGCTAGGTATAGAACGATTAAATAGTGGTGCTTCTGCCGGGTCTCATTCTATTGGAGTACGTATTCGTAAGAGTATGAGTAATGAGGGTTGGAGGCAATGGGATGAATTTGCTCAATCAATAGGGATAGATCCGGACTCTATTGGTGGAAGATTAACAGGCTTATTCGGTTTAACTGCGGAGCAGTTATCTAAACTGCAAGAGGATGCTCCTACTTTCTGGGCTAAATTGGATGATGATGTTAAGGGATATTTGCAGGATATAATCGACTGCAATGAGGAAATTGAAAATATGAAAGAGCAGCTGAAAGAAACTATGACCGGTGTTTCTTTTGATTCTTTTTATGACAATTTCGTGTCTACTCTGTCCGACATGGATAAGGATAGTCAGGATTTTGCAGATGATTTTGAGAATTATCTTAAAAATGCAATACTTTCTAATCTTGTAGCTAATAAGTATAGAAGTAAGATAGAGGCCTTGTATAATGACTGGGCGAATAAATCTGATAGCAATGGAGATGGTATTTTTGATTTAACATCTTCAGAAGCGGATGAGTTGAGAAAAGCGCAACAAGCGTTGGCTGAAGAGATGATCGCAGAACGTGATGCAATGGCGGAAGTTTTTGGGTGGACATCTTCTGCATCTTCCCAGGAATCTTCCAAGAAAGGCTTTGCTACAATGTCTCAGGATTCTGCTGACGAATTGAACGGACGCTTCACTGCCCTTCAGATCGCCGGAGAGGAAATCAAGAATCAGAATCAACTTCAAACAATGTCTATTCTTGATTTGAAGGCAGGTATGTTGTCTATAGGTGCAAACACATCTGGCATAAAGGATATTGCTAGCGAGACAAGGGATTTGATACGACTTTCTTACGAAGCTATAACGGACATTCGAGACAATACTAATGTTATTGTTAAGCCTATCCAGCAGATGGCAGCTGATATTGCAGAAGTCAAGCGAAATACTAATGGATTATCAAAAAAGTAATATTATGACAGGAGACCTACTAATCAATAACAAAGATGCCTACACGATGTGGGGAGTCAATATGGGAGACGGGTTCATAGAAGCCATTTACTCTCCACTTCCGATGAAAGATGTGATTGAAAACAAATCACGCCTGCAGGACGGGAAAAGGGTTATAATCGAAAACAGAAAGGTTGACGAACGGGACCTGACTCTTACCTTTACGCTAAAAGGAGCTTCCCCTTCTGACTATATTGCCAAATATAAGGCATTCTTAGACGAAATAACAAAGGGGGAATTTGCAGTCAAAGTTCCGGAACTAGGCGAAGAGGTATATCACTTATACTACCTCCGTTCTCAATCTTTCGGTTTCAATATCGCAAGGACGTTTTCAAAGATTTCGGTTAAGCTGAACGAGCCGAATCCAGCGAATAGGGAATAAAGTTACCACAATTGGCGAATTGTGGTTTATAGAGTTGCCGGATTTTATGTTTTGATGTTTCTATCAACGAACTTTGTGATATGGCAGAATTAGTAGACATCAAAGACATATCCGGCAACATCCGTCTTTCTACTCCTATCAACGAAGGTAGTAAAAGAAAGTTCCAGCTAATGAGTTCTGATTACATTACTCTCAAGTTCTCATTAGCTGAACCTGTCTACTTTCAGCTTGGGGATTACATTGATGACGAGAATATTGGCCTGTTTGAGCTTGTAGACTTGTATAAGCCTACTTACAATACTACTACCGGGGGATATGACTACGAATTAAAGCTTGATGCTTACTATTGGAAGTGGAAAAATAAGAAGTTCTTCTATACTCCTCAAAGTAGTGGAAGAGAAGCTAGCTGGAATTTGACCGATACACTAAAGGTTCACATGGATGTGTTCTTGAAAAATCTAGAAGTGTTAGGCTATCAGTATAAAGGGAAAGTATTTACATGCAAAATTGACGATTCTGTGGATGATTCATCCAAGCTGATTTCATATGATAACATGAACATGCTAGACGCTCTTTCTCAAATGTCTCAAACATTTGAATGCGAATGGTGGATAGAGAAAGATGTAATCCGTTTTGGTCGTTGCGAACATGGTGATCCGGTCGATTTTGAGATTGGTGTTAATGTTAGTGCAATGAATCGGAGTGACAGTCAGACTTCTTATGCAACTAGAATATATGCTTTCGGTTCTACGCGAAATATTCCACAGACGTATCGTAAAAAACTGGTATTCGATGTTAAGAAGGTAAATGGGCGTGATATTTCTGATACATCACGAGTGCTTAATATAGACTATTTTCCTACCGATGACCAGATAGGAGATAAGTTTAAGGCATCTGTGCGGACAAGTGGATATGTCAAAGCCGGGTTGAATGATCTGAATTATGAATCTTTATCAAACAATCCAGCCGGGGGAACTTATGCAATAAAGAGTGAAGGTGCTTCGTTTAATATAGGAACAATAGTCCCTCCAGCCGGTTCATCTGTGGAGAGGGAATATTTACCATCAGGAATATATAGCTGGAGATGGCAGCTTCGATATAAAATCAATGATGTAGAGAAGAGTTATGGTATTGGAGGAAACGTACGCACTATATATGACAATCAGGAAAAAGAACTGACAGATAAAGTTGTCCTAAATAAAGAGATAAATATTGAGCGTGGGGCTACTGATTTGAAGTTATATATTGTCTTCCAACTACCAGGTTCAATTTCTTCTTTAATGATGATACTTGCCGGTTCATCTGGGGATATTACTATTGAGAATGCAGCTAAGTCGGCAAATGCCTCTGTGACATTCACTACGGGACCCAATGAAGGTCAGACATTTGATGCGATATATAATCCCGATTTTCTGATAGGGGAAGCAGCAAATGTTTTGCGTCTTCCCGAAGGAATTAGTGTATCCGCCGGGAATATGTATACCATCAACAATATTATAAAAAGCCGAATCCCTATAAGCTATTTTTCGGATGATAAAGCGTTATTGACGGTTGAAGGAATTGTAACGAAGCACTTAATGATGCCGGAAAGTGTTCCATATATTGATGCTTATCCAAATATGTACACGGAGGAAGCTATTGAGCAGATAATTGTTTTTGACGATATTTATCCTAGCCGTATAGGGGGAATCGGAGATGTATATACGCATCCATATACTGATATTACAGAGAATCCGGATGGTAGCAAGACAGAGGAGAAATGGACTGCGTGGCGATTTAAGGATGCGGATTTGGGCTTTCATTTTTCTGAAAGTTATCGATTATCAGGGGAGGAATTACGCATAGTGTTTCAATCCGGTCCTTTGGCTGGCATGGACTTTGAGGTAATATTTAATCCCTACGACTCATCCTCTGACACATATCAGCCAGAACGCCTTGAAGATGGTACATGGAATCCAAGGGCACAAGTATATGAAGTAAAGCGCAATGATGATTATGGGCGTATGCTCCCGGATGATATTTTGCATCCCACTAGCGGTGATACGTATATTCTATATGGGTACGATCCTCAATTCGTATCCGATAAGCTTATTCCTGATGCGGAGAAAGAAGTTGAAGAAAGGGCAAAGGAATATATCAACGAATTAAAGCAGGACCCTTCAACTTATGACAGTACGATGATGCCGGATTACATCTATGGTGTTGACCCGGACACCGGCATGTATGATCCTGCATTCGCGAAGAAGTTCTCTATTGGTCAAAAAGTAAACCTGATCAATAAAGCCTATTTTGAGGAAGGAAGGATATCGCGAATAATTGGCTATGAATATCCTTTGGATGTACCGTATGATTCTCTGGTGTATACTGTCGGGGAGACAGCTCCTTATTCCAAGTTGGGAGAACTGGAAAGTAAGATTGATTCTCTTACTTACCGTAAAGAAAGGATTAAGCAACAAATAATCAGTAGCGGTGGATCGTCTACTGGTACAGGCGAAGGAACCGCTAAGTTTACAAAAAACGTAGAAGTGACTGTGGATAAGGCGGGATATTTCAAGGCTGGTGATGTTATTCTGGAAGGCACTACAGTGGTGGATGCATTTATTAGAATGCTTTCTCAAAAATCAGTGGGAGAATTGAGAAGCAAGATCTCAACAGCAAATGATGTTGAGTTTGGTACAAGCAAAGGCTATATTACATATACTGCATCCCGGAATGGACAAGGACCAATGGAATCTGCATATTATGACGAAAATCCGAATAACAAGTTAAATTTCTCTGAAGAAGTTGGCGGCATTCAAACTGCGGTTAGGCAACTGGAGGGTACTTATAGTCAGAATGAAACATATAAAGCTACGGTCATCTATACTGCTAGTGAAGACGGCACATTGCCAAGACAAGAGATTAAAGACACAATCAGCGTAAATGTTAGACGCAAATGGTTTGCCGGCATATGTTCTTCCATTCCTAAGACTTCTGCTGAAGTACGTGCATTGGGATCAAGTGGACTATATAAGGGGGCGGGAACATATAAGTTTGATGTAAACGCATGGAAAATGATCGCAATTTGTCTGCCGGAAGGGACGTTAAGTGAGTTATCCGTCCCTACATCTCCCGGAAATATCATGGAAGATACAGGTATTGTTAGTGGCCCTACTACCATATCAGTAGAAGGAGCTAATGGAAGTACTGCAGCCAATTATAAAATGTGGATTATTCAGACAGAGACAATGAATGATAGTAACACGTTTACCTTTAAAACAGTGTAATTTATGGTTAAGATCAATGGAGTATCATTTGAAAAACAATATAGACGTACCACTTCAAGACCTATTGATAGTACGGATACATGGAAATCCAAAGAGGATGCGGAAAGCTATGCCCGTAATACAGATGCAGAGCCTTATGTTCCATATGATGGTCAGGTTATATCAATTGAAGGAGAAGAGGATATTTATATATTAGTTAAAGATGATACAATATCTACAGAAGATGGTAGAAAGCATTTTAAGCTTCATAAAATATCTACAGAGGAAGGAGCTGATGATAAGTATTTAAGTAAAGTCGATCCAGATTCTGCTAAAGGATTAATTACCTTCTTGGCTGGCATTGACGTAAAAATCAAAGCCGTTATCCAGAAACTAATCGCGGAAGACGCAACTTTCTCAAAGGAAATATCATCAAAAGACTATGTGCAGAATCTCATCGGCTGGATGATTACTCCCGATGGCCATATCGATGCGAAATCGCTCCATCTCCGAGACTTTCTTGAGGTTCCGGAGCTACGCTATAACCGCGTATCAATAACTTCGGGAGAAGATTGGCTTGCTCCCGGTGGTGGCATTATTGAATCCGTAAATGAATCTTCTCAGACTCTGACTTTGAAGCTGGAACCGGGAGAAGTTGCAAGCCTTGCGGTAGATGACATTTGCAAGGGTATATTCAACAACAGCACAGGATTCCAGACTTCTTATTTCCGCATAACTCAAAAGATAAGCAATTCGGAGTTTAAATATACTCTCAGAAGCGGCTATTCATATCATCCTCAGAAGGCTATGCATTTTGTGGCATATGGCAATTTCACGAATGCGGAACGCCAGAAATCTGCTTATTCTACAAAGGACTATAAACGCTATCTCGCAGGAGTAAATAACTGGGAGATTACCTCTTCTATGGTCATGATGCAACTGGGGGACTTGTCTAATCTGGTCATTTCAGGATTGGATTTGTCCGGATACAGTGCATACCTTCGCAACGTATATATGACCGGTACGATTAAACAACTTTCGCAGGATGGTACTACGGAAGTCCTTGTCCCCGCATTTAAGGGGGAATGGAAGGCTGGAAAGTATTGGTATTACGATGAAGTTACCCATAATGGCAGCACATGGATATGTATTGAACCTAGTACTACGCAGGAACCGTCTGACTCTTCTACGGATTGGTTGAAAGAAGTATCTAAGGGAGACCCGGGTACTCCGGGAAAAGATGGAATTCCGGGAAAGGATGGTGCGGACGGTCGTACTTCATATTTTCACGTTAAGTATTCTCCTGTACAAAATCCTACTTCGTCTCAAATGAAGGATACTCCTGATGTATATATTGGAACGTATGTAGATTTTGTACAAGCAAATAGTACTGATCCATCTAAATATACGTGGGCTAGATTTCAGGGAATTCAGGGAGAAAATGGAACTCAGGGTATTCCTGGAGTAAATGGCGAAGATGGTCGTACCAGCTATTTGCATATAAAATACTCTAATGATGGAAAAACATTTACTGCAAATAATGGTGAGACTCCTGGTGCATGGATAGGTCAATATGTTGACTTTGTTCAGTCGGATAGTAGTGTTTTTTCTGACTATAAATGGCAAAAGATTAAAGGCGAAGATGGAGCAGATGGTAAAGATGGTGTAGGGGTACAAGATGTAGATGTGCTTTACTATCTTTCGACTTCCTCCAGTACCTTAACAGGTGGTTCATGGTCAACTACCGCTCCGGCATGGGTAAATGGGAAATACATGTGGAGTAAAACGAGAGTGATTTATACTGATGGTTCGACAACGGAAACAGACCCTGCTTGTATTACCGGTTCAAAGGGGGCTAATGGAACCAACGGAGAAGATGGAAGGGGGGTAACTAGTATCGTTGAACAATACTATCTCTCGACTTCCTCTAGTTCTTTGGTTGGCGGATCGTGGTCGACTACTGCTCCGGCATGGGTAAACGGAAAGTATATATGGACCAGATCAGTAATCACCTATACAGATGGTTCATCGACTACTACGGATGCTATTTGCGTCACAGGAGAGAAGGGAGAAACGGGTATAGGAGTAAAGAGTTACAGAGAACAATATTACCTGTCTACGTCTTATAGTACGCCGGCAGGCGGATCATGGTCGTATAATGTACCAAACTGGACAGATGGTAAATTTATGTGGACGCGAACGGTTGTCACTTATACCGATAATACAACTTGGACGAGCGATCCGGTCTGTGTGACAGGAAGTGCCGGTCCATCCGGTAAAGGGGTAAAATCTTTCGAGGTATTTTATTACCTATCGACTTCCTCCAGCTCTCTTGTCGGTGGTTCTTGGTCTACGACCGCTCCTAAGTGGGAGGACGGTAAATACATATGGACTAAAACTAAGGTTACTTATACTGACAATACGACATATGAAAGCAGTCCGGCTTGCTTGACGGGCGGACAAGGAAAGACCGGCCTTCCGGGAGCTATGCTTCGTCCTCGCGGAGAATGGAAACCAAATACTGAATATTACCATAACGATGCGTTTATCGATACTGTCATCTATAATGGTAATAACAAACTCTGTAAGGTAACTCATACATCTACTTCTACGTTTGATTCTACTAAATGGGATGAATTCAATGAATTTATTAATGTTGCGACAAACGTATTGCTGGCCCAGAATGCGACTATAGATGTGCTTGGTACTTCCGGGATATTTGTTGGAAATCTTGAAAAGACGCAGGGATGGTTGTTGACGGAGGGTGCTATAAGACATAATCAGACGAGCGTTGAATTAACAAACGATGGAAGAATATCACTCCCAGAGACAGGAGGAATGATTGTAGGCGGTAAGACATTTATTGAAGCTGGTAAAATCAAGACAGAATTTATTGATGTGGATAATTTGAAAGTAAAACATCTTGATGGTGCTACAGGAACATTTAAGGAGCTTCAAGCTGTTGATATTAATGGAAAAGTTCAAGGAAAAATATCTTTTAGTACTACTGGTGCTGGTGAGGATGTTGAATCATCTCTTAATATTAATTTTTTAAGAACGTGGATCTCAGGCGATCTATATCAACAAGGTTATAATTCAACAGATAAAAGATCGTGGCGTTTTTACACATCAGACTTATGGTGTCGTGGCGAGTTTGGTCATAGCAAGATGACAACAATGGAGTATTATGGTTACGATACGGGTGAGGTATACTTTCACACATATGGCATGGGAAATGCAGGAGTCAGACATGTATATCCAAAAGATAATGGACAACCTGTAGACTGTATCATATTATCCGGAAATACTAATTATATCGCTTGTGTCTGCGATGCTAGTACACAAAAAATGATAGTATTAATCAATAACTCAAGTTACACAAAAAGAATAAGTCTCAATTATGCTAGTCAAGCTAAAACTGAAATTTCTCCTTGGTCTTTTAAGATCTTTGTAACAGGAGCTATGCAAAGCGGAGTAAATAATTTATTTGGTATGGGTTAATAACAAAACATTATGAAAATAGACTTTAGAAAAATCGAAGTAACAGACATCGAAGGGAATAAGAGTACCATCGATGTATCACAGAAGTTTGCTAATGCAGTTTATCAGAATACAGGTGATATTGGTGAGCTAGAAATAGCAAGAGAAATCTATCTTAATGGCGTGGTCGATTTAACTCCAGAACAAGCGGAATCTTTAAAGAAATATGCAGAGCTTTTTGTTCGGGCTATTGATCGATTGTCTGTTGTCAATGCTCTGTCAAAATGCGAGTAAAAGGAACGATAATCAAAGCAGTCATCTCCATCGACCTTCCTTCTGGATTGACGATGGACGATATAGACTTCTCATGCCGCTTCTTTGTCTATTACTGTTCGAATGCGTCACAGATAATAAAGAAGTCTGAGATGATCCGCGTCAATAAGAATAGCTACACCTGCTACATAGACACAAAGATAATCGGTACGGGTGAAATATGGCTTGAGACTACGGCTTATCTCCCAGACTCTGATTACGAAATCGGTACAAGAGTAGAGATCGACAAGATAAATACTGGCATAAAGACGGTGTGACATGGGATGCATATCTGTACATATAGAGGCGATTAAGGGCATTGGAAATGTTATCGTCAAGGCTGATGAGATGAAGGTTTCCGCTTCGGCAACGGGCATGAAGGTGTCGATAGGAGTTGTCTGTGATGTTGGTAAGCAGGCTTATTTAAAGGTGGACCCTGAATATATATGGCTGATGCCTTCGAATAACTTTGAGGATAACGTCGATGTGTTGTCCAATG